GAAGTGCCCACGGATCCTGCAGGAGCATTTACTGTGCCTACTGCTCTACCTAAGAACACACAATACATTTCGTCTGTGCCATTTGTTAACGCTGCGGATAGTGTAAGAGTGGTGCCTGATGCAGTATATGCTTTACCTGAACCAGGTTCTTGGACAATGTTGTTTACAACAAGTCTGATATCGTTTTCGTTAGTTACGGAATGATCTAAAGTGTACGCAGTTTGAGAGTTTACGATTGTAAATACTTGTCTCTCAAAACTTATGAAGCTTCTTGCTGGTGAGTTTCCTAAATAAGCCATGATTCTCCTTACGTGCTTATATCATCCACTGCACCTACTATAGTATCTAAAGATGATGCTGTATCTGATTTAACATACAGTTGATCTCCAGAAGCAAGAACAATTTTACTGCCCCCATCAATAAGCTCTAAAGATCCACCACTAACAATGGGCGCATTTTTAATTAAAAAATAATTAGATCCGCCTCTTTCAATGTAAACTTCTACTGTTATTGTTGAAGTTGTAGTATTAGCTAATCTTACGCTAATTAAACAATCAATACTGTTAGTAGCTCCGCCTAAAGCATCTACTGCTGATGTCCCTGTGTTTCTTGTAATATAATTTTTAAAATTTTGAGCCATAATTTACCTATACTATAACGCAATTGACATGGCAATCACGAATCCAGAACTTACTCCAGATGATGCTGCCCATTCGGGAGCGTTTCCGCCAGAGTTAACCTGTAAAATATGTCCAGCCGATCCTAATGCTAAACGTGCAGGCGTGTTTGCTGTTGATGCGTATGGCATATCTCCTTGTGTTGTTAATACCATATCCATTGTTTTATTTGCAGGAAGAGTACAAAATACATCTAGTGTACTTGAACCACCCGAATTAAAATTTACTAATGAGTCACTATTAGAAGATGAAATAACAGAATTTCTTGCTAATGTATCTGGAGTAGCATCTGTTACAGTTCCTAAACCTACTTCAAAATTATTTGTCCCTTGTTCAAAAATACAATAATAAGTAGTGTTACTATTTCCAACTCCAGCAACAAAAGTTTCAAAACCAGTTGCTGCACCAGCAAGGTTTAGTGTACCTGTGCCTTGTGTTGTACTAGTTTCTTTTACTCTGTCATTTAAAACCAAAGCCATTTTATTCTCCTATTACGCTGTTCTTATACTAATGAGCGAATCTGTTCCAGCAGGTGAACCTGAACTTGTACTTGGGAACGTTATTGTAAATGTTCCGTTTGAACAAGATTTAGTGCCACCAAAATCTAAAACAACAACTAATTTATCACCCGATGTATCATTGTATATAACTCCATATGCTGCACCAAAAGTTGCTGATGTCCATTGAGTTTGATCAAAAGTCAAAGTAGCAACACTTGTTTGGTTTGCAACAACAGGATTGTTTAAAGTATTTCCATTAGTTGTATACCCAGTTCCACTAACTTGGTTAGATACACTACTTTCATAAATTGTACTTGATACCGCGTAAGGTGCACCACTTCCAGCAGTGTATAAAGCTAACTTTATAGTATTACTAGTGAAGTTATGTGACCCTTTCATTAACTCTTGTGCGAATGAGTAAGGTACTACGTTTGCCATTTTTATTTTCTCCTATTTAGTTTCATAACTTGATGGGGATTTAACGTTAAGTTGAGCACGAACCTCTCCATCTTGATATTCGTCTCTGCGTCTGTTACCAATTTGTTCGATAGCATACGTTTCTAAAGCTTCATTATAAGCAGCTTGATAGTATTGTAACATATCCTGCGGTCCTTTCAAGTACCCAAATGTATTTACTAAACACGCATATAAAAGAAGATCTGAGTATTTGTTTGATAAATAAGTACCTGCTGTAGCTGGAGCGGGAGTTGATGTTGTATCTGTTATAGTATCCGGCTCTTTGTCGTAAGCCAATGTAATATCGTAAGTTCTATCAGGCGTTGGAGCTACTACCCAAAACTCTTCATCCCAATTAGCATAATATTTAGGTATATCTACAGCTGAAGTTCCAGGTGTAGAATAATATTCTGCTATAAAACTTGTGTCTCTTTGCTCTAAATAGAATTGTTCTCCATCAGAATTTGTAAGTTGTACATATCTAATAAATCTTAAATCAGCTGGAATAGTGACATATCTATTATTTATAATTAAATTTGAAGTAGCATAAAATACAGTTTGATCTGTATCAATTGCTCTATGAATTTTTAATTCTGCATTTTTAATTATTCTCTCCAATACAGTGTCAGATAAAACGTTACTTCCTACCTCTGTATAGTTTCTAATATCAGTTCTTAAATTATCTAAAGTGTATGCCATTATCCGTTTACTACCTCTAATGTTACTGGTCCTGCAGAACAATTATCTCCACCACCTAATATACCACCTGTTGTTGCAGAACTTGAACTTTGTATATAAAAATAATTTATAGGATCTGTTATTGGATCTGACGTTGTTGCACCCGTAACAGTTCCTGAAGAATCTATTTGTCCTAAATTAATTGTAAATCCAGTTGCACTATTTAAATCACTTACATTATCAAATGTAGGAATAGTTGCAAACGCTTGCAAATTTTTTAAATCATCTGGATTATCACCTCCAGGTCCAGAGGAAGTTACAACTGGTGGTCCTCTAAATCTTACAATTGATCCTGCAGCTCTTTGATGATTTTCTGAAAAAACATTTAC